TAACAGCACAGGGCAGGTCACCCCGTAGGGCGGCGAGCCGCGTGCTGATCAGGCAACTCCCACGAGTTGCGCAAACCCAGCCCGCGTCAAAGCCGGTATTGTGGGGTCGTAAAATTTTTTGCGGTGTCAACTATCGGGCGTATATTGGCGCATATGACGGTCAACACGTTCGACGAGTTCCGAGACGCAATCGTCGCGCACCTTGAGGCCCGCGGGGCCACGCGCAACGATCTAGCGGTCGAACTCGAACGCAGGCAGATCTTGCGTGCACACTCCGTGCGCTGCATCCTGAGCCAGGCGCCTAGCCTGCGCAGGCGGTACGCATCGTTCGCCTCCATCCTCGCCATCGCCGACGCGGCAGGATTTGACATCAAACTCTCACCCAAGAAGCGCGGTCGAATCCGCAACCTTTCAACCAAGAATGAAACGGAATAAGAATGCCAAGCAAGTCACCAGCACAACGCCGCCTGATGCAGGCGGCAGCTCACAATCGCTCGTTCGCCAAGAAGGCGGGAGTCCCGCAGTCCGTCGCCCGCGAGTTCGTCCGGGCCGACAAGGCCAAGGCGGCGAAGCGCAGACGCTACCGGTAAGGATGGGCAGGCCGCTAGAGCCTGTACCGCCCGATCAGGCGGCTAGCCTGATCAAATGGCTGTCAGATGGCCGTCCGCTCCGGGAATGGTGCAGACAGCCGGGAAACACCCCCTGGCAGACGGTCTATCACTGGATGGACAAAGATGAGGACTTTGTGAGACGCATCGCACGCGCACGCGAGGACGGCTACGACGTGATCGCCGACCAGTGCATGGTGCTCGCCGACCTCGAGCCGACCGACCCGCTGCACGTCAACTGGCGGCGGCTTCAGGTCGAAACCCGGCTCAAGCTGCTTGCCAAGTGGAACCCCAAGAAGTACGGCGACCGCCAAACCGTTGACCATGCCGGCGGCGTGACCCTGAATGTCATCACGGGCGTGCCCAGCGAATGACCGCGCAGCGACTCGACTACCAACCTCGAGCATGGCAGCGCGAATGCCATGTGCGGCGGCGGCGGTTCACCGTGCTCGCCCTGCACCGACGCGCAGGCAAGACGGAACTTGCCATCATGGAGTTGATCGACAAGGCGCTCAAGTGCAAGCAGGAACTAGGGTTCTACGTCTATGTCGCCCCGTTCCTCAGGCAAGCCAAAGCCATCGCCTGGGCGAGACTCAAGGGCAAACTGCAACCTCTGCGCCATTCCGCGCTTGAGATCAACGAGGCCGACCTAGCCGTCACGTTCAAGCACAACGGCGCGACCATTCGCCTGTTCGGCGGCGACAACCCCGACGCCCTGCGCGGCGTGCGGCTCGACGGATGCGTCATTGACGAGGTCGCCCAGATCCGGCCCGAGGTCTGGAACGACATCATTCAGCCCGCCCTGTCTGATCGCAAGGGCTGGGCCATGTTCATCGGCACGCCGGCGGGCGTGAACCTGTTTAGCGAGCTGTTCTACCGCGCCACAAGCCTGCCCGACTGGTGGGCAGCGCGGTACACGGTCAACGACACGGACGCCATCGACCGGGCCGAGGTCGAGCGCCTACAGCGCGACATGCCCGAGAGCGCCTACGCCCGCGAGTACCTGTGCGATTTTACCGCAGCAGGCGACAACCAACTCATCACCCTGTCCGACGCTGAAAACGCGGCGCAGCGGCGATACGAGGACGCCGACATCCTCGACATGCCGCTCGTCATGGGGGTGGACGTGGCACGGTTCGGCGATGACCGCAGCGTAATCGTGTTCCGGCAGGGCCGGTCGATGGAGCCGCCCATCACGATGCAGGGCATCGACAACATGGCGCTTGCTGGCCGCATTGCCAATCTCATTGAGGACCGCGACCCGGACGCGGTGTTTATCGATGTCGGCGGCGGGGCCGGCGTGATCGACCGCCTGCGGCAGCTCGACTACGACGTGGTCGAGGTTAATTTTGGGGCGAAGGCGATCCATCCCAACCTGTATGTCAACAAGCGCAGCGAGATGTGGTGGGGCATCAGGGAGTGGATTGACAATGGCGGCGCGATCCCGAATGAATCCACGCTCAAGGCCGAACTAGCCACCCCGACCTACACCTACGACTCGCTTGGCAGGCGTGCGCTTGAGAGCAAGGACGAGATCAAGAAGCGCCTACAGGGCGGCTCCAGCCCGGACATTGCCGACGCGCTCGCGCTCACGTTCGCGTTCCCGGTCGCCAAGGCGCTGCCACGCGAGGTCAGGGAGCGGCTAGACCCACGCGCACGGAAGGACTACGACCCCTACGAGGCCATGCAATGAACATTCGACTAGCGACCGTCGAGGACGCAGCCGCGTTGACAGAGATGGGGCGCGAGTTTATTGAGTACAGCGAGTACCGCAACCTGGCGGTGACAGACGAGCAGTTGCAATCAGGCATAGCCCAGATCATTGCGTTTGAGTGTTCATTCGTCGCCGAACTCGACGGGCGCATTGTTGGTGCGATCATCGGCGTGACTGGGCCGATGTGGTTTGCGGCGCACATCCGCACGCTAATCGAGCTGGCTTGGTGGGTCGATCCGGCCTACCGCACCACCTCGGTTGGCATCCGGCTGATCAAGGAGTTTGAGGAGCATGGCCGTCATCTAGGGGTGCAATACATCGCAATGAGCGATCTAGTTGTGGCAGGTGACACACCTGTTGCAAGATTGCTAGGTCGAATGGGTTATAGTGTGACAGAACGTATGCACACGAAGGAGCTTTGATATGGCAGCAATCTCAACCATCGCGGCAGTAGCCGCAGCGACAGCAGCAGCAGCGGGAACCGGGTATGCCGTCTACGCGGGCGAACGCGCCGACAAAGCGCAGAAGAAAGCGATAGCCGAGCAACGCATGGCGCAGCAGAAGGCAGCCGTGCAGGCAGCCTCGCAGCAGCGCCGCAGCGCTCAGGCGATGGCCGCCGCCAACCGCCGGCAGCCCGACATGGTCGCGATCATGGCCGGGGCCGCCGAGGGCGCAGGCGGTGGCCCGTCTGGCACGATGCTGACTGGACCCGGCGGCGTGTCGCCGCAAGACCTCGCCTTGGGACGGTCAACCCTCCTCGGAGGCTGAGATGAGCGAATACACGGGCGAAGCGCAGTCCTACCCCGACGCACCGAAGCGGGACAAGCTGCTCACGCGATGGGGCATGCTCAAGAGCGAGCGTGCGTCGTGGCTCGCGCACTGGCAGGAGCTTACCACCTACCTGTTGCCGCGAAACGGTCGCTACTTCCGACAGGACCGCGACAAGGGATTGCGGCGGCACAACAACATTTACGACAACACCGGGACTCGCGCTCTGCGCACGCTCGGCGCAGGCATGATGGCCGGGGCCACAAGCCCTGCTCGGCAGTGGTTCCGACTCGCCACGGCTGACCCTGACCTCAATTCCTACCAGCCCGTCCAGCTTTGGCTTGACGATGTCACGCGCCGCATGCAGCTCGTCTTCCAGAAAAGCAACACCTACCGCGCACTGCACACGATGTACGAGGAACTGGGCGCGTTCGGCACGGCGTGCAGCGTCGTGCTGGCCGACTTCAAGAACGTGATCCACCAGTACCCCGTGACCACGGGCGAGTACTGCATTGCCACGGATTTCCAAGGCCGCGTGACCACGCTGTACCGCGAGTTCGAGGTGACCGTCGCCGACCTCGTCAAGGAGTTCGGCTACAACAAGTGCAGCATCACGGTGCGCAAAATGTACGACCGTGGCACGCTCGACTCATGGATCCCGATTATCCACGCCATCGAGCCGCGTGCCGACCGCGACCACAAGAAGCGCGACAGTAAGAACATGCCCTACGGCTCGTGGTACTTTGAGGTCGGCGGCGAGGACGGCAGGTTCTTGCGCGAGTCTGGGTTTGAGCAGTTCCCTGCGTTAGCCCCGCGCTGGGCGACTGCCGGCGGCGACATCTATGGCAACAGCCCCGGCATGGAGGCGCTCGGCGACATCAAGCAGTTGCAGCACGAGCAGTTGCGCAAGGCGCAGGCCATCGACTTCCAGACCAAGCCGCCGCTGCAAGTGCCAATCTCAATGAAGAACCGCGATGTGGAAACTCTGCCAGGCGGGATCTCGTTCGTGGACGGCGCGAGCATGGGAATCAAGACCGCGTTTGAGGTCAACCTGAACCTGCAATACCTGCTGAACGACATCGTGGATTGCCGCGACCGCGTCCGCAGCGCGTTCTATGCCGACATGTTCCTGATGCTGGCAACGCAGCCGAATACGCGCATGACGGCCACCGAGGTCGCTGAGCGTCACGAGGAGAAACTGCTGATGCTCGGCCCTGTGCTCGAGCGCCTGCACAACGAACTGCTCGACCCGCTGGTGGACATCACGTTCACGCGCATGATTCGGGCCGGCATCGTGCCGCCTGCGCCTGAGGAGTTGCAGGGCATGGACCTGAACGTGGAGTTCGTGTCCATGCTCGCGCAGGCGCAGCGTGCCATCGGCACGAACAGCGTTGACAGGTTTGTGGGCAACCTCGGCGCGATTGCGCAGATGAAGCCCGACGTGCTCGACAAGTTTGACAGCGACCAGTGGGCGGACATCTATGCCGACATGCTTGGGGTGGACCCGTCGCTCATCATCGCCGACAAGGAAGTTGCGATGGTTCGCAATGCTCGCAATCAGGCGATGGCAGCGAAGGAGCAGGTGGCTGCGGTCGAGCAGGCTAGCAAGGCAACTCGCAATCTGGCTGCGTCGCCGACCAACCAGCAGACCGCGTTGACGGACGTGATGAACATGTTCTCGGGGTACGGTAGTCCTAGCGCACTAGAGGTCTAGTGCACGAGGTTGACAGCAGTCACTCGCCATGAGCGAACACGACCCACTAGACCTGCGCGGCCAGGAGCGTGCCAAGGCCGACCGGGCGCTACGGGAACGACTAGCCCGCGAGACCGAGGAATCGGACATCAGGTGGCTGATGTCATCGAAACGAGGCCGCCGCATCGTGTGGCGGCTCATGGACCGAGCGGGAGTATTCCGTAGTTCGTTCAACACAAACTCCATGTCAATGGCGTTTGCAGAAGGAAATAGGAATTACGGACTACAGATTCTTGGTATTATTCACACACAATGCCCGGAGCTATATCCGGTTATGATGAAGGAACTAACTAATGAACGAACCAACGATGACGGCGAGCGCAACGACCCCTGACAGCTCGTCAACATCCGCGACTCCCGCAGCCCCCGTCAACGTGGCGGAGGTTCTCTACGGGAATGGGCAGAAGGCGACCGACACTCAGACTGCACCCGCCGGCGAGGCCGCGAAGGGCAGCGAGGAGCCGGCCACGGAACAGGTCACGGACAAGGCCGAGGCTCCTGCCGACGCCAAGCCCGTCGTACCTGAGAAGTACGAGTTCAAGGCTCCCGAAGGACGCGAGTTCGACGGCGAGACCATTGCGGCGTACTCGGAAGTGGCACGGGAACTCGGACTGAGTCAGGACGCTGCGCAGAAGCTTCTCGACCGCATGGGACCACAAATAGCCCAGCGTCAGGAAGCCCAGATTCAGGCCGTTCGCAACGAGTGGACAAAGGCGGCCACGAGCGACAAGGAGTTCGGAGGCGAGAAGCTTTACGAGAACCTGTCGGTTGCGAAGAAGGCGCTGGATGCGTTCGGGACTCCCGAACTCCGTGACCTGCTCAACACGTCAGGCCTGGGCAATCACCCGGAGGTCATCCGGATGTTTTTCCGCGCAGGCAAGGCAATCAGTGAGGACCGTTTCGTCGGCGGCAGCGCGACCACCTCAAAGACCCGTGGCCCGATGACGTTCGATGACGCGGCGAATGCTCTCTACTCGTAACCCCCTACACAAGGAATTTGACACATGGCACTTCTTTCTACGTCGAATCTGACGCTCGCCGACTGGGCGAAGCGCACCGATCCAGATGGCCGCGTGCCGGTCATCGCGGAACTCCTCTCGGCATCGAATGAAATCCTTGAAGACTGTGTCTTCAAGGAGGGCAACCTGCCCACGGGCGACCGCGTGGTCATCCGCACTGGTTTGCCCACTGTCTACTGGCGTGCGCTGAACCAGGGCATCCCCAACAGCAAGAGCACGACCGCTCAGGTTGACGAAGCCTGCGGCATTCTTGAGGCTCGCAGCGAAGTGGACAAGGATCTGGCGATGCTGAACGGCAACACCGCTCAGTTCCGCCTGTCCGAGGACGTGGCCTTCCTGGAGGCTATGAACCAGACGATGGCGTCCACGATGTTCTACGGCAACCCCGCCACCGACCCGAAGCAGTTCCTCGGCCTCGCGCCGCGGTACTCGGACATTGGTGCTGGTTCGCCGAACAACTCGCAGAACATCCTCAATGGTAACGGCTCCGACGCCACCAGCAACACCTCGGTGTACCTCGTGGTGTGGGGCGACAACACCGTCTACTGCCCGTTCCCCAAGGGCAGCAGCGCGGGCCTCATGCACGAAGACCTCGGTGAGCAGACCGTCTACAACAGCGATGGCAGCCGTTTGCAGGCGTATGCCACCCGCTACCAGTGGAAGAACGGTCTCGTGGTCAAGGACTGGCGCTACGTTGTCCGTATCTGCAACATCGATACCGACGATCTGATAGCTCAGATCACCACGCAGGCTCCTTCGGCTGCAACGGCGCTCATCAAGCTGATGAGCCGCGCCCTGTACCGCATCCCAAACATGCAGATGGGTCGTGCTGCGTTCTACATGAACCGCACCGTTCACTCCGGTCTCGCCATCGCTGCCCTCGACAAGAGCCAGTATGTGCTCAAGGTCAACGAGGGTCTGTCGCAGTTCGGTCAGCCCTACAGCTGGCTGTCGTTCCAGGGCGTCCCGCTCCGTCGCGTGGACACCATCGTCAACACCGAAGCCGTCGTGTCCTGATAGGAACGACAGAAAGGAAACACACACATGATTACCGACGTTCTTCTCACCGTTTCCGGGTCCAACAACCCAGGCTCCGCCATCAGTGGTCAGGCCATCACCGCTACTGCGGTGAGCACCAACACCATTGACCTCGGCACTGCTCGTGACATTGGCGAGGGTGAAGGCTTGGCGATGGTCTTTACCGTGATTCAGGCTTTCAACTCGCTGACCTCGCTGACTATGAACGTGATTACCGATGACAATGACGCTCTGTCGAGCGGCACGGTCATCGGCAGCACGGGCGCAGTTGCTCTCGCCAACCTGACTGCTGGCAAGCAGTACGTTGTCCGTCTGCCTGCTCAGATCGCTAGCCTCGGCGAGCGATATCTGGGCGCGTCGTACACCGTTGTTGGGTCGAGCCCCACGCAGGGCAGCATCTTGGCGCAGATCGTCGTTGACATTCAGGATGGCAAGAAGTTCTACACCAGCGGCTTCAGCGTCACCTGATGAGGAACTGACATGGCACGAGTTCGCGCAAAGGTCGTTTGTTTCGTTGACAACGGTCTCCGCAAGGAGGGCGAAGTCTTTGAGTACAAC